TTAGTGTATGGTATAATATAGACAATGAAAGAAACAAGAAAGGGGTTTCCAATGAAAAAAGAAGTCATGATTAGAATCACTTTTACCGATGGTGACATTATTCTTGATGGTGAGAACCTGCAAAAACTGACCGAGGATGACATCATCGACAGTATTAAGGTGCTTATCAGTCTTGCAATGATTATGTTTGGACGGCAGAGGGGAGACTCAACAAATGGAAATGCGTAAATTCATCATCGAAATTCACCCCAACGGCACGTTGACGTGCTGCGAGTACGAGGACCCAACGGACGCTATCCGAGCCTCAAACAATCGGGCATGGTTGGCCGGTTATAAGCAAGCTCTCATCCATTGCGACGAGCAAGTACACACCCTTGAGGGTTTTAAAGGGACTTGCTTGTCAGCCGATCTTATGTATCAGGGTGCGGCCCATGTGCGTGACGGGGTGCAGGCTATGTACTCCTTATATAACAAAAACTAGTCGAAACGGCCTCCGGGTCGTCTATCGGGACCGCCCGCCCGGTATTGATAATGACAGGGCACATAATGAAAGGAGTTATATTATGTCTGAAGCGATGATGAAGTCCGAGAACAATGGTGCTATGATGGTATCCGATGTGATGACCACCGGTGTGGGGTACACCGATATGAACCTCTCTGACCGATCTGCCGCGGTTGCGTTCTACAATGCGACGAGCACCCCCGCCAACAAGCTGAAGGAGCACGTCAATGAGGTGCTTTCGCTGGTCCATGTGTCTGTAGAGTGCGTGGAGGTCAGCAAGGACGATGCCCCCGAGGGTAAGACGATTGCCCCCCGCGTCGTCCTCATTACCGAGGAAGGGCAGTCCTACGCCTGCGTTTCCGTGGGCGTGTATCAGTCTCTGAAGCGGATGTTTACGCTGCTCGGCACTCCTGATACGTGGACGGAGCCGGTGCGGATCAAACCTGTGCTGATTAGCACCAAAAAGGGCCAGGTTTTGTCTTTGAATCTGGTTTGATCTACCAGATGGCCGCCGCACATGCGGCGGCCATATTTATTATAGGAGGCCCCATGAAAAGTAAAGAGAACAGAGTATCCTTGCTTAACTGCGACGATTCTTTGATCTACCTCGCAACGGCCATTGTATATAGTGGAGTTACAACCAATGATGTCGAGTTTTTCCGCTCTGAATGGGCCAAAATCATTTTCAACGGATTGGGCATTGAAGCGGACCCTTTGAACTGGTATTATATGATAATGGATAGAAAGGAGCGCGAGAAGCATGGCGGTAGGCGCAGCTAAAGCAAGTGCAACCCTTAAATACAGTGCAGAGCTGTACACCCCCTATGCCTTGGAGTCTTGGCCAGATAATCAGATGCGCAAAGAATACACCCGACTGCGTGACATTGCGCAGAAACGTATTAAGCGATTATCAAAAGCCCCCATCAGCGGCACAAGCGACGTTTATAAAGAATTTGCCGGAGGTTTCCCCACCCTGAAGGCAATGCAAGGAGACCGCAAAGCATTGGAACAGGCGCTTGCGGATGTAGCGCGTTTTGTGCGTTCTAAAGGTTCCACCGTTGGCGGTGCGCGTGAAGAATTCACGCAAAAAATGAAAGTCGGTGGTATTGATGTCGCCGACGTGCCCAAGGATCAGTACACGGCCCTGTCGGAGTGGTGGGAGATCGTGAAAGCATCGGGCGTATATTACTACCCGTCTGATCAGCCGGTTATGTACTGGCGCGAGAAAGGCGGCTACAATGTCAGTATCGACGATTTTGCAAAGTGGCAGCAAGGCGAGGTCAACTATGGCAAAGAATGGGACTATAGCGACGGCAGCAGTTCCGCCGACCTGCGCGGAGGTTTTGGCGGAGGCTTGTAATTATAGCCCTGTCCCGTGGCTTATGGAGCATTTAGACCGCAAACACACAAAAGGCAAGAAACGCAAAACGAACAAGAAGCGCTTGTATGTGGATATGCCGTGCGCGTTTGATATTGAGACTAGCCGAGTATGTGTTGATGCGGACGACAATCCCCACACCATAATGTATATTTGGCAGTGTCAACTCGGTCTGGATATTACCATTATTGGGAGGACGTGGGACGAGTGGCTGAACTTTACGGGAGCAATCAGCGACTATTTGCAAGCGAACAGCGGTCCGCAGGGTGACTGGTTTCTGTGTATGTACGTTCACAATCTTGCACATGAATTTCAATATTTGTCGGGTGTTCTGGATTTTGGCCCGGGTGATGTGTTCGCCAGCAAGCCCCGCAGGGTCTTAAAATGCGACAATCGCGCTATTGAGTACCGCTGTAGTATGCGTCACAGTAATTTGTCCCTTGATGCCTGGGGCAAACAACTGGGCGCCCCTCATGCCAAATTGACGGGGGCACTTGATTATTCAAAGGTTCGCTACCCGTGGACGCCTTTAACGTCTACAGAATTAGCGTATTGTGTCAATGATGTTCGGTGTATTGTGGAGTGCCTGTTAATTGAGATGAACCGAGATGGGGACGACCTCTATACTTTGCCGTTGACGCGCACCGGGTATGTCAGACGAATGGCCCGAGAAGCAATGTATAAATGGGGCATTAAACGGGTCAAGCGCCTTTTGCCGTCGTGGGACTTATACCAAATGCTGCGGGAGGCGTTCCGGGGCGGTGACACCCATGCGAATCGGTATTATGTAGGTCTCCATTTGGAGAACGTCGGTTCCGTGGATATGTCAAGCGCGTACCCTGCCGTACAATGCGAATGTTATTTTCCTATGACTCCATTTAGGCAGGAACCGCCCACCGTAGAGCGTTTGATGCAATGTATGAGGCACGGCAAGGCGTGTCTGATGCGCTTGCAAGTGAAAGGTTTGCGTCAGCGTTTCAAGTGGTGGGGGTTCCCATATATCCCGCTTGCGAAGGTTCGGCATTGTGAAGGATACATTAACGACAATGGACGTCTGCTGTCTGCTGACCATTTAGAGATCACCATTACCGATATAGATTTTAGAATCATTGCCAAAGAATATGACTGGGACGCCCTTAACGTTCTGAACCTGTACACGTCCGATTATGGCAAACTGCCAAAGCCCTTGACGGATTGTGTAAAAGAGAGCTATACCGGCAAGACATCTCTTAAAGGTGTGGCCGGACAAGATTTATATTATGTCAAGGCCAAGGGCGATCTCAATAGCTACTACGGCATGACAGCACAAGACCCCTTGCAGCTGGACACACTTTTTGACGAGGACGACCCCGACAATCTTTGGAGCGAATGCACCGACGACCCGGAGGGCAGTTATAACGACCACCGCCCCCACTTGTTCTTACCGTATCAATGGGGCGTATGGACAACGGCCCACACTCGCAAGCGCCTAAAAATAGCGCAATGGGCCGCAGGCAAGAATGGTGTGTACTGCGACACTGACAGCGTCAAATACATGGGTAATATTGATTTAGCGGAGTTTAACAAAGCGGTGAAACAGCTTGCGAAAGATAATGGCGCTTGCGCTACAGACCCCAAAGGCAATACTCATTACATGGGTGTATACGAGCAAGAGCGCAGCTATGCGGAGTTTATGACGTGGGGCGCAAAAAAATACGTGACTACCTATAAAAAGGGCGGGCCAATTACTACTACCATAGCAGGAGTTAGCAAGCGGAAAGGCGGTTTGGAGCTGGCCCTTTGGGGTGGTTTTGAGGTATTCAAGCCCGGCTTTACGTTCTGTCTTGCCGCCGGAAATCAGGTTATTTATAATGACCGGCCCAATGTGCCCGATTTTGTGGTTGACGGGCATACGGTACATATAACAAGAAACCTGTGTATTTGTGATAATACGTACACATTGGGAATTACCGACGAATACGCAAAGATATTAGGGTACAAGATTATGGAGGTTGTCTGATGATTAAACTGTACACCGATGAAGGGTGGCCGAACTTTTCTGAAAAGGATGGCATTTTGTCCACCGGAGCATCTATTATTTTTATATGGGGCGGACGTGGTACCGGCAAGACCTACGGAGCGTTAAAGCACGTGCATCAGACCGAGGAAGAATTTCTATATCTGCGCCGCACGCCACAGCAAGCGGAACTTATTTGCGCGTCGCCCAGTATGTGGCCGTGGTCTCCGTTGAACGACGATTTGCAAACACATTATGCCCCATTTAAAATACCTAAAATCGCCGGTCTCTATGAAGTGGGTAACGCGGGGGCCTACACTGATACAGGTTCTCCCATAAAACCGGCCAAGATGTCGGGCGTCGTGGGAAGTGTCGTCACCTTGGCCCGAACCCGTGGTTTTTCAAGTCCTCACACCAATATAATTATTTTAGATGAATACCAGAAAGAAGAATCCGACTACTACCGGCGCGGCGAGGGCGTGGGCCTTGCTAACATTTATGAGACGGTCAACCGTAACCGCGAATTACAAGGGCAAAAGCCCCTGACGCTGTTGTGTATGTCGAACGCTGTTGGCATGGCAAACCCCTATTATATGCAGTGGGAAATCACCGACACAGTCGAAAAGATGATCGGCAAGAAAGAGCGCGTAAAGCTGTTGGCCGATAAAGGGATTCTTTTGATTGATCTTGTGGACAGCCCTATTGCCAAAGAGAAAGCCAATACGGCCCTCTATAGGTCCATGACCGGAACGGACTTTTATAGGTCCGCTATTGAAAACCAGTACAGCGCCGAGGAGAAAAGTCTTGTTGTATCCCGGCCCCTCCGGGAATACTACCCACTTGTTCAAATTGGGCGGTGCTGCATCTATGAGCATAAGAGTAAACCCCTCTACTATGTGTGCCGGCATCGGTCCGGCAAGATGCCCACATACGGCACTGGCGATTATGAGCGTAAACGATTCAGGGCCGCGTATGGGTATATCTGGCCCGCGTATTTGCAGAGGCAACTCGAATTCGAGCGCTACTCGGATGAAATTTTCTTTCGCGAGTATTGCGGAACTTGACTTTTTTATACGGGTAGTATATATTAAAGTCAATCCCAGGTGCCCACAGGCAGCCCCCAGAAGGGGCGGGCATGCGTCAGCCAGCGCAAGAACCTGGGATTTACTTGTATCTGTAAGGGAGGTGCACAAAATGGATGCCAATACTGTGATTCAGGCTATTTCTAATGTGGGGTTTCCTATCGCTGCTTTTCTGCTGATGTGGTATCAGTGTAATACCGTTGTCAAGGAGAACACTGCGGCTATTACCGAGATGCGGCTTGCCCTGGACGACATCAAGAAGGAGAGCTGACCATGGGTTGTTATATCATTTTCGCCCAGTCGATCACAAACGAGCGTGCGTTTCTGCTGGCTGACCTGTGCACTCGTTTGAAAATCGGCTACTATAGCGACTGGGCCAACGGCGCCCGCACGCGGCAGTGTTGCGCGGTGGGCCCTCTGTCCAAAGGAGACAAAGACCAGGTCGTTAAATGCCTGGCACATGACACATACGTTGTAATGGAGGCGACAAAAGTTGAAAATCAGTGAAAAAGCGGCCCTTGCAATGGCCGGATACACCAAAGCAGAGATCGAAGCTATGGAGAAGCCCGTGCCGCAGCCCGCACCGCAGCCCGTGCCGCAGCCCGCGCCGCAGCCCGCGCCGCAGTATGACGGCCTTGAAACCCTGTTGCAACAGATTTTGCAGGGCCAGCAGACCAGCGCCCAGGCAATGCAGACTATGACCCAGACGTTGCAGGCAAACGCGCTGGGCCTTGGTATCCAGCAGCAGCCGGCGGCGGATGCCGCAACGGTGACGGCCCGAATCATCGATCCGACTTATGGAAAGGAAGTGAAGTAATATGCCTACCGGTATGGATTTTGCGGACATTGCCGCAATTCTGACAGAGATTAACAAACTGGCCACCGGGCAGACGCCGACGTCGCCCATCGTGAACACAAGCGGTTTCGTTTCTGTTGCGCAGGCCACGTTGCAGACCGGTGCCGACAACTACACCAAGGCGATTAGCCAGGTGTTGGGCCGCACCATCTTTGCTGTCCGCCCCTATGACGCGCCCTTGAAGCGCTTGCAGGTTACGGGCGACGACTGGTCGAACCATGTGCGGAAGATCAATTTCTGCGATACTGCCCCCGTCACCGACAAGGCGTGGGCACTTACGGAAGGTCAGAGCGTGGATATGTATGAAGTCCATAAGCCTAAAGTCCTTCAAACTAACTACTATGGCCAGACCAATTACAGCCGCGTGTACACGCAGGCTGATACCCAGATGGAAGCGGCCTTCAAAGGCCCCGAGGAACTGGCGCAGTTCTGGGCGTCTTTCGTGCTGCACCTGTCGAACCAGATTGAGGCGGACCGCCGTAACCTTGCCAACAACCTGATGGCCAATCATCTGACCGGCATGACGGCGACCAGCCCGAAGAGCGTCATTTATCTGCTTGATGAGTACAACGCCCAGCAGGGCACGAAACTGACCGTTCAGGACGTGTATAAGGAAGCGAACTTCCCGGGGTTTGCCAAATACGCATATGGTCGTATCAATGACATTTCCCGCCTGATGAAGGAACGCACCATCAACTGGCATCAGAACTGGACGATCGGCAGCACGACGTACAACATCATGCGACACACTCCCTATGATCGCCAGCACCTCTATCTGTACAGCGGTACGCAGAGCCAGATCGACGCCCGCGTGATTCCCGAAGTGTTCCATGACAATATGCTGAAATACCGTGACGCGGAACAGGTCACTTTCTGGCAGAACATCGACGAGCGCGAGACCATTTCTGCAACACCTATCGTGACCAACACTAGCGGCGTAGCCTCCAAGCGTGACGCGGTGAAGCTCTCCAATGTGTTCGGTTGCCTGCTGGACTGGGATGCCATCGGATACACTCCGAAGCTGTCCCGCGTGGTTCCTACGCCCATGAACGCCCGTGGCCTGTATACGAACTTCTGGTACCACTACGGATGGTCGTGGTACGATGACTTCACCGAGAACGCCGTGCTCTTCCTGATGACCTCCGGCGACGTTACCGCGCCGGGCGGTGACCAGGTGGCAAAAGCCTCCACCCTGAAAACCACCACGCACAAGGACGAGGACCCCTCGAAGTCCTGACCGGCACCGGCGGGCATCTGCCCGCCGGTTATTTTATAGGAGGTGCAAAATGCAAGCTACCTTTTATCAGTTTGCAAAGCGCACAAACAGCACAAAGCGGCCCAGCGGTGGGCAGGATTTCGGAATTGACCTTAAAGCCCCTTGCAACATCATTGACCCCGAGATCAAGATTGCAACACAAAGCGACCCCACCGGGTACAATTATTGTTACCTTCCCACATTCAGCCGGTATTACTGGGTCAAAAATTGGACGTATGTCGACGGTCTCTGGAATGCCTCGCTAACTGTTGACACGCTGGCAAGCTACCGCGACGAGATCGGGCATTCTACCGAATATGTGGTTAGATCGTCAGCAAAGTTTGACCCAAAAATTGCAGATAATTTGTACCCCACAAAAGCAACGACCACCACGAGAACCATTTATGCAAATTCAACGCCGTTCACGGATGACCCGGAAAGTGGTAGTCAAGGATTTTTTGTTGCGGCCGTCAATGCCCCTGGGTATGTGTCATTCGGTGGCGCGATTTATTTTGCAATGAGTGGCACCACGTTTCAAAAGCTTATGGCGGCTCTTTTGCAAAATACTGATTATCTGGATATTAGCGCCGAAGAGATCAGCAGCAACTTAACTAAAGCGTTGTTCAATCCTATTCAGTACATTTCAAAAGCGTTTTGGATACCGTGTGGCAACGCTGCCATTGGCACCCCCATAACAGAAATCCCCGTCGGTTGGTGGAAAATGCAAAACGTGGGGAACGCTTATGTCATTCAGAATACCAATGACAAAAACGTTTTTACGTTCAGCATCTCGACCCCCCATCATCCGCAGCACATTACAAGGGGCGTTTATACAGACGGGGCACCCTATTCCGAGTATACGCTGTATTGTCCGCCTTTTGGGGAAATCAAATTAAATGCAAACCTGTTTGTGTTGCAAAGCACGTTGTATTGTAGATTAACTGTCGATTACCGTACCGGCGATGCAATACTGGACTTGTCATTTAATAAAGATTTCAATACTATCTTCTTTTCCACGTCAGGCAACGTCTCGGTACCTGTGCAATTGGCGCAGATCACGACCAATGTAAATGAATTAGCAAGTTTGGGTGGGCTGATTCAAACCGCGGTGGGTGCTGTTGCAGGTGGTATCGAGTCCTTTTTCGGTGGGGGCGATGTTATAAACGGTATTGCCTCCGGTGCCCAGCAAATGACCGTTTCGAGTCAATCAAAAGGCGGAGGGGCCAGCGTCGCAAAATATGGCATCACCCCATATTTGACAGGCGCGTTTTATGATCTTGTGGACGACAACAACGAACACCACGGGCGGCCCCTGTGTCAGAAGGTGCAGCTGTTCAGTATCCCGGGGTTCATTATGGTAGACGACCCCGATATTGCGTTGCCCGCCACAGCCGCCGAGATTGACAGCGTCAAAAGCTATATGAAAAATGGATTCTTTTTAGAGTAGGAGGCATACACAATGGCAGTATATAAACAGTGTATTACTGACGTGTCGCCAATCAGAGTGACCGCCGGTTATCCGGCGTACTCGGACGGAAGCCCCCACAGGGGCATTGACACGGTTCACGGCAATCATAAAGCCTACGCGCCCGAGGCGGGCGTTGTGGTTGTGGCCCAGCACTGGAACGGCAGCACCTCGGGCGATCAGTCGTGGGGCAATATGATCAAAGTCAGAATGGCCGACGGCACCACCTGGCGAGCCGCGCACTTTGCCTCGCAAATTTGGAACGTGGGCGACACTATTTCCAAGGGTCAGTTTATCGGCACGCAGGGCAACACCGGCTACGTAACGGGCATTCACACGCATTGGGAGTACGCCGATGCCGCCGGAAACCTGAGGGACCCGTCCACCATTATCAGAATCCCGAATCAGGTCGGCACATGGGAAGTAGAATGGGACTCCGGCGGAGGCCCTGACCCCGGGCCGGGGCCCCGGCCGGGGCCCCGGCCCGGGGTCAGGGCCTCCGCCGGAGTCCCATTCTACTTCCCATGTGCCGACCTGATTCGGGATTCTGATAATGGTGGACGGGTCCCTCAGGTTTCCGGCGGCATCGGCGTACTCCCAATGCGTGTGAATGCCCGTTACGTAGCCGGTGTTGCCCTGCGTGCCGATAAACTGACCCTTGGAAATAGTGTCGCCCACGTTCCAAATTTGCGAGGCAAAGTGCGCGGCTCGCCAGGTGGTGCCGTCGGCCATTCTGACTTTGATCATATTGCCCCACGACTGATCGCCCGAGGTGCTGCCGTTCCAGTGCTGGGCCACAACCACAACGCCCGCCTCGGGCGCGTAGGCTTTATGATTGCCGTGAACCGTGTCAATGCCCCTGTGGGGGCTTCCGTCCGAGTACGCCGGATAACCGGCGGTCACTCTGATTGGCGACACGTCAGTAATACACTGTTTATATACTGCCATTGTGTATGCCTCCTACTCTAAAAAGAATCCATTTTTCATATAGCTTTTGACGCTGTCAATCTCGGCGGCTGTGGCGGGCAACGCAATATCGGGGTCGTCTACCATAATGAACCCCGGGATACTGAACAGCTGCACCTTCTGACACAGGGGCCGCCCGTGGTGTTCGTTGTTGTCGTCCACAAGATCATAAAACGCGCCTGTCAAATATGGGGTGATGCCATATTTTGCGACGCTGGCCCCTCCGCCTTTTGATTGACTCGAAACGGTCATTTGCTGGGCACCGGAGGCAATACCGTTTATAACATCGCCCCCACCGAAAAAGGACTCGATACCACCTGCAACAGCACCCACCGCGGTTTGAATCAGCCCACCCAAACTTGCTAATTCATTTACATTGGTCGTGATCTGCGCCAATTGCACAGGTACCGAGACGTTGCCTGACGTGGAAAAGAAGATAGTATTGAAATCTTTATTAAATGACAAGTCCAGTATTGCATCGCCGGTACGGTAATCGACAGTTAATCTACAATACAACGTGCTTTGCAACACAAACAGGTTTGCATTTAATTTGATTTCCCCAAAAGGCGGACAATACAGCGTATACTCGGAATAGGGTGCCCCGTCTGTATAAACGCCCCTTGTAATGTGCTGCGGATGATGGGGGGTCGAGATGCTGAACGTAAAAACGTTTTTGTCATTGGTATTCTGAATGACATAAGCGTTCCCCACGTTTTGCATTTTCCACCAACCGACGGGGATTTCTGTTATGGGGGTGCCAATGGCAGCGTTGCCACACGGTATCCAAAACGCTTTTGAAATGTACTGAATAGGATTGAACAACGCTTTAGTTAAGTTGCTGCTGATCTCTTCGGCGCTAATATCCAGATAATCAGTATTTTGCAAAAGAGCCGCCATAAGCTTTTGAAACGTGGTGCCACTCATTGCAAAATAAATCGCGCCACCGAATGACACATACCCAGGGGCATTGACGGCCGCAACAAAAAATCCTTGACTACCACTTTCCGGGTCATCCGTGAACGGCGTTGAATTTGCATAAATGGTTCTCGTGGTGGTCGTTGCTTTTGTGGGGTACAAATTATCTGCAATTTTTGGGTCAAACTTTGCTGACGATCTAACCACATATTCGGTAGAATGCCCGATCTCGTCGCGGTAGCTTGCCAGCGTGTCAACAGTTAGCGAGGCATTCCAGAGACCGTCGACATACGTCCAATTTTTGACCCAGTAATACCGGCTGAATGTGGGAAGGTAACAATAATTGTACCCGGTGGGGTCGCTTTGTGTTGCAATCTTGATCTCGGGGTCAATGATGTTGCAAGGGGCTTTAAGGTCAATTCCGAAATCCTGCCCACCGCTGGGCCGCTTTGTGCTGTTTGTGCGCTTTGCAAACTGATAAAAGGTAGCTTGCATTTTGCACCTCCTATAAAATAACCGGCGGGCAGATGCCCGCCGGTGCCGGTCAGGACTTCGAGGGGTCCTCGTCCTTGTGCGTGGTGGTTTTCAGGGTGGAGGCTTTTGCCACCTGGTCACCGCCCGGCGCGGTAACGTCGCCGGAGGTCATCAGGAAGAGCACGGCGTTCTCGGTGAAGTCATCGTACCACGACCATCCGTAGTGGTACCAGAAGTTCGTATACAGGCCACGGGCGTTCATGGGCGTAGGAACCACGCGGGACAGCTTCGGAGTGTATCCGATGGCATCCCAGTCCAGCAGGCAACCGAACACATTGGAGAGCTTCACCGCGTCACGCTTGGAGGCTACGCCGCTAGTGTTGGTCACGATAGGTGTTGCAGAAATGGTCTCGCGCTCGTCGATGTTCTGCCAGAAAGTGACCTGTTCCGCGTCACGGTATTTCAGCATATTGTCATGGAACACTTCGGGAATCACGCGGGCGTCGATCTGGCTCTGCGTACCGCTGTACAGATAGAGGTGCTGGCGATCATAGGGAGTGTGTCGCATGATGTTGTACGTCGTGCTGCCGATCGTCCAGTTCTGATGCCAGTTGATGGTGCGTTCCTTCATCAGGCGGGAAATGTCATTGATACGACCATATGCGTATTTGGCAAACCCCGGGAAGTTCGCTTCCTTATACACGTCCTGAACGGTCAGTTTCGTGCCCTGCTGGGCGTTGTACTCATCAAGCAGATAAATGACGCTCTTCGGGCTGGTCGCCGTCATGCCGGTCAGATGATTGGCCATCAGGTTGTTGGCAAGGTTACGGCGGTCCGCCTCAATCTGGTTCGACAGGTGCAGCACGAAAGACGCCCAGAACTGCGCCAGTTCCTCGGGGCCTTTGAAGGCCGCTTCCATCTGGGTATCAGCCTGCGTGTACACGCGGCTGTAATTGGTCTGGCCATAGTAGTTAGTTTGAAGGACTTTAGGCTTATGGACTTCATACATATCCACGCTCTGACCTTCCGTAAGTGCCCACGCCTTGTCGGTGACGGGGGCAGTATCGCAGAAATTGATCTTCCGCACATGGTTCGACCAGTCGTCGCCCGTAACCTGCAAGCGCTTCAAGGGCGCGTCATAGGGGCGGACAGCAAAGATGGTGCGGCCCAACACCTGGCTAATCGCCTTGGTGTAGTTGTCGGCACCGGTCTGCAACGTGGCCTGCGCAACAGAAACGAAACCGCTTGTGTTCACGATGGGCGACGTCGGCGTCTGCCCGGTGGCCAGTTTGTTAATCTCTGTCAGAATTGCGGCAATGTCCGCAAAATCCATACCGGTAGGCATATTACTTCACTTCCTTTCCATAAGTCGGATCGATGATTCGGGCCGTCACCGTTGCGGCATCCGCCGCCGGCTGCTGCTGGATACCAAGGCCCAGCGCGTTTGCCTGCAACGTCTGGGTCATAGTCTGCATTGCCTGGGCGCTGGTCTGCTGGCCCTGCAAAATCTGTTGCAACAGGGTTTCAAGGCCGTCATACTGCGGCGCGGGCTGCGGCGCGGGCTGCGGCACGGGCTGCGGTGCGGGCTGCGGCACGGGCTTCTCCATAGCTTCGATCTCTGCTTTGGTGTATCCGGCCATTGCAAGGGCCGCTTTTTCACTGATTTTCAACTTTTGTCGCCTCCATTACAACGTATGTGTCATGTGCCAGGCATTTAACGACCTGGTCTTTGTCTCCTTTGGACAGAGGGCCCACCGCGCAACACTGCCGCGTGCGGGCGCCGTTGGCCCAGTCGCTATAGTAGCCGATTTTCAAACGAGTGCACAGGTCAGCCAGCAGAAACGCACGCTCGTTTGTGATCGACTGGGCGAAAATGATATAACAACCCATGGTCAGCTCTCCTTCTTGATGTCGTCCAGGGCAAGCCGCATCTCGGTAATAGCCGCAGTGTTCTCCTTGACAACGGTATTACACTGATACCACATCAGCAGAAAAGCAGCGATAGGAAACCCCACATTAGAAATAGCCTGAATCACAGTATTGGCATCCATTTTGTGCACCTCCCTTACAGATACAAGTAAATCCCAGGTTCTTGCGCTGGCTGACGCATGCCCGCCCCTTCTGGGGGCTGCCTGTGGGCACCTGGGATTGACTTTAATATATACTACCCGTATAAAAAAGTCAAGTTCCGCAATACTCGCGAAAGAAAATTTCATCCGAGTAGCGCTCGAATTCGAGTTGCCTCTGCAAATACGCGGGCCAGATATACCCATACGCGGCCCTGAATCGTTTACGCTCATAATCGCCAGTGCCGTATGTGGGCATCTTGCCGGACCGATGCCGGCACACATAGTAGAGGGGTTTACTCTTATGCTCATAGATGCAGCACCGCCCAATTTGAACAAGTGGGTAGTATTCCCGGAGGGGCCGGGATACAACAAGACTTTTCTCCTCGGCGCTGTACTGGTTTTCAATAGCGGACCTATAAAAGTCCGTTCCGGTCATGGACCTATAGAGGGCCGTATTGGCTTTCTCTTTGGCAATAGGGCTGTCCACAAGATCAATCAAAAGAATCCCTTTATCGGCCAACAGCTTTACGCGCTCTTTCTTGCCGATCATCTTTTCGACTGTGTCGGTGATTTCCCACTGCATATAATAGGGGTTTGCCATGCCAACAGCGTTCGACATACACAACAGCGTCAGGGGCTTTTGCCCTTGTAATTCGCGGTTACGGTTGACCGTCTCATAAATGTTAGCAAGGCCCACGCCCTCGCCGCGCCGGTAGTAGTCGGATTCTTCTTTCTGGTATTCATCTAAAATAATTATATTGGTGTGAGGACTTGAAAAACCACGGGTTCGGGCCAAGGTGACGACACTTCCCACGACGCCCGACATCTTGGCCGGTTTTATGGGAGAACCTGTATCAGTGTAGGCCCCCGCGTTACCCACTTCATAGAGACCGGCGATTTTAGGTATTTTAAATGGGGCATAATGTGTTTGCAAATCGTCGTTCAACGGAGACCACGGCCACATACTGGGCGACGCGCAAATAAGTTCCGCTTGCTGTGGCGTGCGGCGCAGATATAGAAATTCTTCCTCGGTCTGATGCACGTGCTTTAACGCTCCGTAGGTCTTGCCGGTACCACGTCCGCCCCATATAAAAATAATAGATGCTCCGGTGGACAAAATGCCATCCTTTTCAGAAAAGTTCGGCCACCCTTCATCGGTGTACAGTTTAATCATCAGACAACCTCCATAATCTTGTACCCTAATATCTTTGCGTATTCGTCGGTAATTCCCAATGTGTACGTATTATCACAAATACACAGGTTTCTTGTTATATGTACCGTATGCCCGTCAACCACAAAATCGGGCACATTGGGCCGGTCATTATAAATAACCTGATTTCCGGCGGCAAGACAGAACGTAAAGCCGGGCTTGAATACCTCAAAACCACCCCAAAGGGCCAGCTCCAAACCGCCTTTCCGCTTGCTAACTCCTGCTATGGTAGTAGTAATTGGCCCGCCCTTTTTATAGGTAGTCACGTATTTTTTTGCGCCCCACGTCATAAACTCCGCATAGCTGCGCTCTTGCTCGTATACACCCATGTAATGAGTATTGCCTTTGGGGTCTGTAGCGCAAGCGCCATTATCTTTCGCAAGCTGTTTCACCGCTTTGTTAAACTCCGCTAAATCAATATTACCCATGTATTTGACGCTGTCAGTGTCGCAGTACACACCATTCTTGCCTGCGGCCCATTGCGCTATTTTTAGGCGCTTGCGAGTGTGGGCCGTTGTCCATACGCCCCATTGATACGGTAAGAACAAGTGGGGGCGGTGGTCGTTATAACTGCCCTCCGGGTCGTCGGTGCATTCGCTCCAAAGATTGTCGGGGTCGTCCTCGTCAAAAAGTGTGTCCAGCTGCAAGGGGTCTTGTGCTGTCATGCCGTAGTAGCTATTGAGATCGCCCTTGGCCTTGACATAATATAAATCTTGTCCGGCCACACCTTTAAGAGATGTCTTGCCGGTATAGCTCTCTTTTACACAATCCGTCAAGGGCTTTGGCAGTTTGCCATAATCGGACGTGTACAGGTTCAGAACGTTAAGGGCGTCCCAGTCATATTCTTTGGCAATGATTCTAAAATCTATATCGGTAATGGTGATCTCTAAATGGTCAGCAGACAGCAGACGTCCATTGTCGTTAATGTATCCTTCACAATGCCGAACCTTCGCAAGCGGGATATATGGGAACCCCCACCACTTGAAACGCTGACGCAAACCTTTCACTTGCAAGCGCATCAGACACGCCTTGCCGTGCCTCATACATTGCATCAAACGCTCTACGGTGGGCGGTTCCTGCCTAAATGGAGTCATAGGAAAATAACATTCGCATTGTACGGCAGGGTACGCGCTTGACATATCCACGGAACCGACGTTCTCCAAATGGAGACCTACATAATACCGATTCGCATGGGTGTCACCGCCCCGGAACGCCTCCCGCAGCATTTGGTATAAGTCCCACGACGGCAAAAGGCGCTTGACCCGTTTAATGCCCCATTTATACATTGCTTCTCGGGCCATTCGTCTGACATACCCGGTGCGCGTCAACGGCAAAGTATAGAGGTCGTCCCCATCTCGGTTCATCTCAATTAACAGGCACTCCACAATACACCGAACATCATTGACACAATACGCTAATTCTGTAGACGTTAAAGGCGTCCACGGGTAGCGAACCTTTGAATAATCAAGTGCCCCCGTCAATTTGGCATGAGGGGCGCCCAGTTGTTTGCCCCAGGCATCAAGGGACAAATTACTGTGACGCATACTACAGCGGTACTCAATAGCGCGATTGTCGCATTTTAAGACCCTGCGGGGCTTGCTGGCGAACACATCACCCGGGCCAAAATCCAGAACACCCGACAAATATTGAAATTCATGTGCAAGATTGTGAACGTACATACACAGAAACCAGTCACCCTGCGGACCGCTGTTCGCTTGCAAATAGTCGCTGATTGCTCCCGTAAAGTTCAGCCACTCGTCCCACGTCCTCCCAATAATGGTAATATCCAGACCGAGTTGACACTGCCAAATATACATTATGGTGTGGGGATTGTCGTCCGCATCAACACATACTCGGCTAGTCTCAATATCAAACGCGCACGGCATATCCACATACAAGCGCTTCTTGTTCGTTTTGCGTTTCTTGCCTTTTGTGTGTTTGCGGTCTAAATGCTCCATAAGCCACGGGACAGGGCTATAATTACAAGCCTCCGCCAAAACCTCCGCGCAGGTCGGCGGAACTGCTGCCGTCGCTATAGTCCCATTCTTTGCCATAGTTGACCTCGCCTTGCTGCCACTTTGCAAAATCGTCGATACTGACATTGTAGCCGCCTTTCTCGCGCCAGTACATAACCGGCTGATCAGACGGGTAGTAATATACGCCCGATGCTTTCACGATCTCCCACCACTCCGACAGGGCCGTGTACTGATCCTTGGGCACGTCGGCGACATCAATACCACCGACTTTCATTTTTTGCGTGAATTCTTCACGCGCACCGCCAACGGTGGAACCTTTAGAACGCACAAAACGCGCTACATCCGCAAGCGCCTGTTCCAATGCTTTGCGGTCTCCTTGCATTGCCTTCAGGGTGGGGAAACCTCCGGCAAATTCTTTATAAACGTCGCTTGTGCCGCTGATGGGGGCTTTTGATAATCGCTTAATACGTTTCTGCGCAATGTCACGCAGTCGGGTGTATTCTTTGCGCATCTGATTATCTGGCCAAGACTCCAAGGCATAGGGGGTGTACAGCTCTGCACTGTATTTAAGGGTTGCACTTGCTTTAGCTGCGCCTACCGCCATGCTTCTCGCGCTCCTTTCTATCCATTATCATATAATACCAGTTCAAAGGGTCCGCTTCAATGCCCAATCCGTTGAAAATGATTTTGGCCCATTCAGAGCGGAAAAACTCGACATCATTGGTTGTAACTCCACTATATACAATGGCCGTTGCGAGGTAGATCAAAGAATCGTCGCAGTTAAGCAAGGATACTCTGTTCTCTTTACTTTTCATGGGGCCTCCTATAATAAATATGGCCGCCGCATGTGCGGCGGCCATCTGGTAGATCAAACCAGATTCAAAGACAAAACCTGGCCCTTTTTGGTGCTAATCAGCACAGGTTTGATCCGCACCGGCTCCGTCCACGTATCAGGAGTGCCGAGCAGCGTAAACATCCGCTTCAGAGACTGATACACGCCCACGGAAACGCAGGCGTAGGACTGCCCTTCCTCGGTAATGAGGACGACGCGGGGGGCAATCGTCTTACCCTCGGGGGCATCGTCCTTGCTGACCTCCACGCACTCTACAGACACATGGACCAGCGAAAGCACCTCATTGACGTGCTCCTTCAGCTTGTTGGCGGGGGTGCTCGTCGCATTGTAGAACGCAACCGCGGCAGATCGGTCAGAGAGGTTCATATCGGTGTACCCCACACCGGTGGTCATCACATCGGATACCATCATAGCACCATTGTTCTCGGACTTCATCATCGCTTCAGACATAATATAACTCCTTTCATTATGTGCCCTGTCATTATCAATACCGGGCGGGCGGTCCCGATAGACGACCCGGAGGCCGTTTCGACTAGTTTTTGTTATATAAGGAGTACATAGCCTGCACCCCGTCACGCACATGGGCCGCACCCTGATACATAAGATCGGCTGACAAGCAAGTCCCTTTAAAACCCTCAAGGGTGTGTACTTGCTCGTCGCAATGGATGAGAGCTTGCTTATAACCGGCCAACCATGCCCGATTGTTTGAGGCTCGGATAGCGTCCGTTGGGTCCTCGTACTCGCAGCACGTCAACGTGCCGTTGGGGTGAATTTCGATGATGAATTTACGCATTTCCATTTGTTGAGTCTCCCCTCTGCCGTCCAAACATAATCATTGCAAGACTGATAAGCACCTTAATACTGTCGATGATGTCATCCTCGGTCAGTTTTTGCAGGTTCTCACCATCAAGAATAATGTCACCATCGGTAAAAGTGATTCTAATCATGACTTCTTTTTTCATTGGAAACCCCTTTCTTGTTTCTTTCATTGTCTATATTATACCATACACTAA